GCAGATATTGTGTAAAGGTCTAGTCCACCACCATTCTCAACAATTTGTCTAGATGCTCCATAAGATTCTTTGACCATTCTAAAAAATGAATCTGTGTTGACTGGATGAACAGAAGACAAGCAAAATTTAAATAAAGTTGGCATGAATGTCATATTGCTAATGAAGAGGGAATTAAATTCACCAATAAATGGATTAATACTGGACTTGACATTGGAAGTTCTGCAATTGAATAAAAGCTCTGCAATTCGTTGTGCCCTCAAAAATAAGGTGAGTTTGTGTTTCACAAATGTTGCAGTGTTATTTTTGTATAACTCAGGGCAAAAAATGGTGTATGAATCATCTGATGAGAGTATATCCTCATGATCTTCATGATTATAATTCATTTTTTGACAAAGTCTCTTATATATCTCATCTCTAAAAGAAATGAGACACAAATGCAATAAAGAAGAAGTGTAGTGCAAAATTCCTTGGCCCATGTTTGACTCATTGGTCATTGACAATTTTCTATCCTTTAAGAATTTTAGTTTCAAAGGTCTTAATTGTGGATATGATTTGGAATGCTCATCATGACTATCATTGTGCCATGCTTTTGTCAATCTTTCTGGTAACAAACACTCTTTGTTCTGGTGTCTTATCAGTAAATCAACAAAAAAAGAGAAAAGACCAGGAATCTTTTCTTTGAAAGAAGAAAACAAGTATATGAACTGGATAGGTACGAAACTAGGGCCCCATTTTGACTTATCGAATGTGAGATGCATTGGAGCTCTCAGACCAGAGAGTTTTTTTGAGTTATACAACATGGCTTTCAAGGAATCATTTTTTGTGGCACCATGTGTTAATGCTTCTCTCCTATCAAATTGACATAAATTTCTTGAAAATGTTTCTAGCACATTAATCCTGATTCTATTGGTTATTGGTAATATGAGAATTTCACGCACTCCGCCAATTTGATTCTTCTTGAAAACATGATAGTATGTTTCTTCATCTTTACACTTGTCGACCACCTGATATGAAGTGTATACACCTTTTTCAAGCAATGATAGAACTCCTTCTAAACACCTTCTTCTTGGGTTCTGTATTTTTTGATTTGGATCAAATATGTACTTGGACCTCATTGCTGATGATTTGAAAGTTGCATACTCATCAAGAGTTTTGTTCATGTTACCTTTCTCTGCAGCTATAACAAAATGATCACCAACTTCATCCCCAAGATGTGTTCTAAGAAGTTTTGAACCTATTTCAATAGCTTTCCTAGAAAACTGGTGATTCTTAGGCCTGTTAACAATCATATCAGCAAACTCAATGTCAGACATTCCTGTCTTATACCCAAGATGATTTCCTTGTTGTTTAACTGACTGGAAATTTTCCTCCCCTTCAATAATTTTATCTAGAATTTGAAAGCTGGCATGAGTTGGATCATCTTGATTCTTATTGAACAACATGGTAAAATACATTTCACTCAATATTTGGGAGAAATCAGCTGTTCCTGATGGGCTGCTCACTATCGGGTGTGGCAAC